AGAAGACTTAAGAATCTATATCTCTCAAGCTATGCACAAAGCATACGTTAGAGCGTTGGGTTCTGCAGGTTACTTGGATAGATACGCTAACCAAGATTTAGGAACTGAGTTGATGTTTGACGGAATCAAGTTATTCGTTGCTAACGGATTAGTTGGCGGTCAAGCTATCGCTACTACAATCGATAACATATTCTTTGGTTGTGGTCTTCAAAACGATTCAAACGTTGTTAAATTGATTGACATGGAAAATGTTGATGGTTCTGAGAATGTTCGTTTAGTTATGAAAATGACAGGTGCGGTTCAGTACTACAATGTAGAAGAAATCGTTACTTACGGAGTTACTAACTCTGCTAACTAAGATTAGAAAATAAAACAGAAAAGGGTGGGTCAAATAACCTGCCCTTTTTTATTAATAACAATAAAAAAAATTAAATATTATGTCATGTAATTTCATTACGACAGGACGTCAACTAGGTTGTAAGGATTCAGTGAGTGGTTTGAAAAATGTTTTCTTCATCAAATATTCTGATTTAGATGAGGCAAACGTAGCTTTCGATTCTACTAACACTGATGAGGTAGAGACGTGGACACCTGCATCACAATTATCTATGTTTAAATATGAGCTTAAAGGGGCTAATAGTTTCGAAACTGAAATCGTTTCTTCTCGTGAAAATGGAACCACCTACTTTAAGGGTATGTTGAAAATCCAACTTAAGAAACAAGACGTTGCTACTCATAAAGCAGTTAAATTATTGAGTTTTGACCGACCGAGAATCGTTGTTCAAACAATGACAAATCAGTTCTTTCTCATGGGCTTAGCTCAAGGTGCTGACGTTGTTGGGGGTACAATTTCTTCAGGGGAATCAATGGATTCATTCAATGGTTATACTTTAGACTTCGAATGCGAAGAGGTACTTCCTTCTCCATTCATGAAATGTACTACAGAAGCCGAACTTCAAGTGTTATTTAACACTGCTGCTGACGGCTCAGGGGATGACGCATTAGTCGTTGCCTCATAACAAAAAATTTCATTTTGTTCGTGTTAAAAGGGGATTCTTTAGGGAGTCCCTTTTTTTATTGAACATATATAGCCTTTTTCAGTTATAGTAGTATGATTATACTAAACAAAAGCATAAACCCTCAGTCATTTAGCTTTATTGCTAAATCCAAGGTTTATGATAGTTTACATATTACTGATGAATCAACTAATACATCAGTAGAGGTTACAATAGATTCTACAACGTCGGGAGACTATGTAGACTCGATTACTGCGACTTTTGACTTGGTTGAGGATAGATATTATAGCTTAGAGCTTAGAAACGGCTTAGACGTTGTCTTAAAGGATAAGGTTTTTTGCACGAATCAAGCTCATAGTACTTATTCAGTTAACAAAGACGTATACACAGAGAACACAACAACAAATGATTATATAGTTTATGAGTAATAATTTACAATTTTTAGAACTAGGTAGCTATGAGGCTCCTATGGTAAAGGAAGACAACCGAGATGAGTGGGTCGAATGGGGTGATAATAACGATTTTTTCGAGTTTTTGATAGAGCGTTATAACAACTCAACTACAAACTCCGCTATTATTAACAATACAGCTAAATTGATTTATGGTCGAGGATTGTCTGCGGTAGACGGGCATAGAAAACCTAACGAATACGCAACCGCAATAAGCCTATTCAAGAAGGAATCTGTAAGAAGATTATGTAAAGACCTTAAGATGCTAGGTCAATGTGCGGTTCAAGTTATATATAATAAGAATGGTTCTAAGATTGTTCAAGTTGAGCATATACCCGTACACCTTTTAAGACCTGCTAAGTGTGATGAGGAAGGGCAAATCAATCATTATTTTTACTCTGACAATTGGGAGGATACTAAAAAGTTTCCACCTAAGAAATTAAATGCATTCGGAACTACTAACAAGGGGTCGGAGATTCTTTATATTAAACCTTATGGAGTTAATCTTAAATACTTCTCTTTACCTGATTGGTTCGGCGGTATTAAGTACGCTCAACTAGAAGAAGAAATAGCTTCATATCTTTTAAATACTACTCAGACAGGATTCGCACCCACTGCAATTTTAAACATGAATAACGGAATCCCCGATTCTAAAACTATGCAGGAAACAAAGCGTAAAATAATGCAGAACCTGACAGGTGCAAATGGTCAGAAATTGGTAGTTTCATTCAATAACGACAAAGAATCCGCAACTACTATCGAGCCTGTTAATATAGATAACGCTCCCGACCTGTATAATCAAATAAGTACAGAGTGCGAGAAAAAAATTATGTTGGCTCATAATATCGTGTCACCCTTAATGTTCGGGATAGCGTCTAAAAATGGATTCTCAAGTAATTCAGAAGAGCTACAAAACTCATTTATATTATATAACAATATGTATATTTTACCTGTACAAGACATGTTGTTAGATGCTTTTAATGAGATTTTACTTTATAATGATATTACTTTAGATTTATACTTCAAAACATTAAAACCTTTAGAGTTCTCTGATAAAGAAGATAGAGGACAGGAGAAGGATATAGATGAGAATGAAGACAAAGAAGGAACTAACCTTTCAGGTGATAAAAGACGTATCACAAAAGACGAAGGTGACAAGATTCTTAACGACATTAAAGGAGAATCAATGAGTGAGGACTTCGAAGAGATAGATGCGAGAGCATACTCAGAAGAAAACAGCTCTATTGACGAGTGGATAGAAGAAAAAGAGAAAGGTCAAAAATTAAACATAATGCAAAAACTTGCATCAGTTATAAAGAGTAGACCCTCAGACTCATCTCTACTAGACAAGTCCAAATACAAGGTGCGTTATAGATATACTGAGAAGTATAAAAAAGAGAACTCTAGAGACTTTTGTTCTCAAATGATGCAAAGAACTCGCAACGGAGTAGTTTATAGATTAGAAGATATTGACATAGCTTCTAGAAACGGGGTTCATAAAGAGCTGGGACACAAGGGTTTACCTTACGACCTGTTCCGATTTAAAGGCGGTGTTAACTGCAGCCATTTTTGGACTGAAGTACTTTATAAACTAAAGAAAAATAAGGATGGCTCATGGAGAGAAGATAAAGGATTAGCGTCTTCAAATGAGGTCGCTGGTATTCCTAAGAGTTACACTCCAACACCAAGAGGACGTCAAAGAAGTCAAGAGGTTGAAGTAGATAGAAAAGATAAAGGACACCACCCAAATTATAAAGGATAATGAGCGAAGTATTACTAATAACAAGAAAAGATATAGTTAGATACTCTAACTTAAGCGGGGCTGTAGATACCGATAAAATGATAGGCTTTATTAAATTGGCTCAAGATATACACCTAGAGCAAATCTTAGGAACTGACCTAATAAATAAAATCAAAACAGATATTGAGGCGGGTACTTTATCTAGTCCTTACACAACTCTTTTAAATAAGTATATTAAACCTATGCTTATACACTATAGTTTATTAGAGATAATTCCTTTTAACGCTTATCAGGTTTCGAATGGAGGTATATTTAAACATAACTCAGAAAACTCAGATAGCGTGTCTAAGAGCGAGATAGACTTCTTAGCGGAGAAACATAGAAAGATAGCGATATCTTATTCCGAGAGGTTTGAATCTCACGTAAGAAATAATCCTAGTTTATATCCTGAATACTACACTAATTCAGGTGAGGATTTACACCCTAATACAGAGGACTTTTTCAACGGGTGGGTTCTTTAAAATGTACAAACCAAAGCAAAAAAATATTAATAGCTTAAAGGCTTATTTAAATAAAAATAATGGCAAACAAGAAAATATCAGAGTTAACGTCAAAGAGTGCAGACCTAGAAAGTGATGACCTTTTCGCAATAGCAGAGGACGACGGCTCAGGAGGTCATGCCTCAAAGCATTTGACAGGCGAAGACATTAAACATGGTATAACTAGAGTAGACAAAAATTCACAAACTACTAATTATACACTATCATTAAGTGATAGAGATAAGTTGGTAGAGATGAGCTTATCTACATCTAATACTTTAACTATTCCTGCAGAATCTGCGACTAACTTTGACATAGGTACTCAAATACTTGTAGCTCAAAAGGGCGCAGGTCAAGTTACTATATCGGGTGATACTGGAGTAGTTGTTTACTCTGAAGGTTCTAAGTTTAAAATGGTCGGACGCTATGCATTAGCTACTCTGATTAAGTGTGATAGTGATACATGGTATCTTGGTGGTAATTTAGAGGCTTAAAATATGTTTTTATCTACACATGGTATTGTTTCTAGTTCTAGTGAGGTGGTTATCCCTTACAGCAACACAAAATCAATAGAGCTTGACGGAGTTTCGGACTATATAACAATGGGCGACCCTACCAATTTAAGTTTTGGTAATGGCACAACGGATTCGCCTTTCAGTATTTCTTGTTGGTTTAAATTACAAAGCGTTGGAGCTACAAAATGGTTAGTGACAAAAAGACTACTTACAAGTAGTTCCGCGAGTAAATATGAATATTTATTATATGTAGGTTCTTCAGGTTTGGTAGGGTTTCAGTTATATGATGCCAATGGTGTTGTAAGAAGAGCTAGAAAGACTTCTGCAGGTATAATTTCAGCTGATACTTGGTATAATTTAGTTGGAACATACAATGGCGTAGGTGGAACAAATGCAGATTTAGGTATTAAGATTTATTTGAATGGTGTACGAGTTGATAATGCATCTACTAATAATAATACCTATGTAGCAATGCATAATACGAGCGAACCATTTAAGATAGGTCAATTAACAGATGGCAACATAGACGAAACCGCAGTCTTTTCTTCAGAACTCTCTCAAAGTGAGGTTACATCTATTTATAACTCAGGATACCCTCCAGACCTTTCCAGTCATTCAAATATAGTGTCTTGGTGGCGTATGGGGGATAATGATACTTATCCGACCATAAGTGACAATATAGGAAGTAACGACGGAACAATGCAGAGTATGACTTCATCTAGTATCGTTCCTGACGTACCTGTAGTGTTTAGTAATACGAAATCTCTACAATTTGACGGAGTTTCGGATTATGTAAGCGCATTAGCAGGTACTACTCTCGGAGGGTCTGATAATTCAGGAACCATAACCTTATGGGTTAAACCTGAAGATTTAACATATAATCAAACATTAGTATGTCTTAGTGCCTCATCTAAAACAAGGCAGTATTTAAATATTGGATTAAATTCAAGCAATGGCTTCTATGTAGATATGAGAATAAATAGCACTCAGTCTTCGGGATTTTTTGTGAAAGCAGATGTAAACCCTTTTAGCGTTGGTACTTGGACACATTTAGCCGTAGTGCAAGACGGGGTGAGTCCACAGCTTTATGTAAATGGTGTGGCAGTAGCTCAAACTTTTTTAGTTTCTACGAATGACCAAAAATGGTTAAATGATATGGACAGCTTGGACTCTTTAAATATTGGTAGGTGGTTTAATTTAAATGTAAATCAAAACTTTTTTAAAGGTAAAATTGACGAATTTTCATATTTTAACTATGATTTAAACTCAAGTGACATAGCTGATATATATAACTCAGGAGAACCCACTAACCTTTCTATGTATTCAGGACTTGACTTGTGGTACCGCATGGGCGACGGAGATTCACACCCGACAATAAGCGATAACGCAGGAAGCAATGACGGAACAATGAACGGAATGACCTCAGCTAATATAGTAACAGATACACCTTAAAATAATTAAACAATGAAATATATAATTTTACCTATAGAAGATTTAAATGAGATAGAATGGACTGAGATACCTCATCACTCATCAGAGAGCGTTAGAAGGTCTATAAATGGCTCTAAATTCATTATTAAGTATGAAGAAAAACCTTCGTTTATTAATGAAGCTACAGAATACTCTCATGGCGAGATATTAAGTATTGTTTCGGGTTCTGAATGGACTGAAGAAATAGACCTATAAAAAAAGCCCTCAATCTCTCAAGGGCTTAAAAACAAAAATGAAAACTTAACACGATGTAAATATAAGGCTTTACTATCTTATATATTGGGATGTTGATAACTTATATAAAAATCGGGTTAAAAGAGTGAATATTTCTCTCTTCATGTATTGACTCTAAAACAAATCCTCTGCGACCCTTCTTAAAGTTATTTTGCACCCACATAGAACTTGGGCTTAATGCAGGATAATTAACATAGTAAAAGTCGTCAGATGTACACATGTCGATTAACGCTTGGTGAGAATCACCCTTCTTAAATACTATCTTGTTGGCGTGTTTATAAACATCATTTTGCTTTAAATATTGGTCTATCTTCTCAATACCTTTAGCGTCTAAATGAGGCTTAAATCCAAACTTTAAAGAGCTATCATCTTTACCATGAGTAATGACAAAACAAGT